TTTTATGTCCTATTCGTTTCGTGCATCTTACCGCGTTTGCGTCATTTGCTCAATCAGTTGCGGAGCCATCACAGGAGCCGCGCGCTGCGCTCCGGCTTGCGCTGCGCCAAGAATGCGGTCGATAGCCTGCTGCAAAGCCATCATGCCGCTCTCGTCTTGCAGCGCGTTGCGCACAACGTCGGGGCTTTCAGACACTAAGACGCGCACAACTTGCTGGCGCTGGGCGTCGGTGAGCTGTGGCGCTGACCTTTGGACAAACTTTCCGGCAAGGCGCATTAAATTCATCACGTTGGGCGACGTCAAAGCCTCGGCGACTTCACCGGCCCCAATGTCTCTTCCCTGACGTGCTGCCTGCGCTCCTGTTATCGCAGTCTGCGACCCGCCAAGGATAGATGACGCCGCAGCTTGCGATCCCGCAGCACGTTCTATTCTGGCCATCAAGGCAGGCAACGCGTCTTCCGGCATCACGATTGACAGGATCTGGCTTTCCTTTCGCTGTGGGTCAGCCAAGGCCCCCATCATGCTCTTTCGAGAACCCATGGACATACGGTTGCGCAGGGCTTGCATCACCCCAGAACGGTACGCCTTCACGGCGGCGTCACCCTTCGCCATGACGTCAGCGAACTCGACAGCCACTGCGTCAGGCGTCTTAGCCAACGCCTTCTGGCCGTTCTCAAATGCCTCGCGTGCGCCTCTGACTGTCGCCGCCTGAGCGCGCGTCGCGGCAAGCTCTGGCGTCGCAACGTCAAGCGCGCCGCGCAACCCTGTTTCAAGCTCTGATATAGCCTCGCCAGCGACGCCTTGCGAAGCCTGATAGCGCGCTCTGGCTGTGCCAGATAGAGCGCGACGCACAGCCTCTGCCTCTGCAACTGACGGCTGGCGCGTAAATAAAACCTCGCCATCCTTTGACACAGAGAAAAACGGCTTCTGGCCAGTGGACGCCAGCAACGCCTCTTCGACTTCCTTGGCCGCTGACGGCACCCTGCGCAATGCTTCGGACAGTGTTGACGTTACATTCTCCGGCGCTGGCTGCGTCTTAAACGGCGCATACGCCGCAGTCTCGGCTGCTTTGGCCTCTGCCTCTGTGGCCCTCATCCCGCGCAGAATGTTTGGGTCGTCCACGTCTGACAGGTATCTTTGCATCTCTGCCATAGTCTGCTGGCGGCCTTGCTCCGGCCTGCGCTCCAGCACTTCGCGCAATTCGCCAGCGGCTCTGCCACCTGTTGCACGATAGCCACGCACAGCGTCTAAAAGCGTTTTATTCTCGGCCATGATGCGGCCAGACGCAACGCCCTCCACAATCTCGTCAACGCTCATGCCGCTTTCTGCGGCCAGACGCTGAAGCTCTGTCTCTACAACTTTAGCGCCTCGACCGCCAAGCTTTCTACGCGCAAAGTCTACAACGCCAACAAGCGCACGCTTTGCTGGCTCTGCCGCAGCATACATGCCTGCGCCGCCTGCTGCGCCTATGCCTGCGCCAATCACGCCGCCCGTAAGGCGCTCGCTAACGTCTTCACCTTTTCCGATACCCGTCAGAGCGCCTTGAGCGCCTGCAACGGTTGCAGCGCCGACCAGAGACTTGGGAGCCGCAACCCCGATAACCTTGGCCATCGTCGGAAACTTAGACGCTAAACTCGCAAGCGTTCCAGCGCCAGCAGCTCCAGCCGTAAACAGCGACCCAATGATGGCGGGAAGGGCTGCGCCGGAAAGCTCAGCGGCGAAAGCCTCTGCGGGTCTGGCTTGCTGGTATTCGGCCAACGCCGTTCTGGTTTCCGCGACCAGATCATCATATTCACGCGGTGAAAGCGTTGACCTGATTGCCGCTTCGATTTCATCCGCGAAGCCAAACGTAACGCCCTGCGCAAACGCTCTGGTGCGCTGCGTCGGTGTTTCTGGGCCTGCCGCTGCAAGGTCTGCCGTAAAATCAACCATTAGTTAAAGCTCCCCGTCTCTTGCCACTTCTTGCGCTCTTCCTCAGTTTTGCTGCGCCAGATTGCCTCCCACTGCGTTTGCGTTAATGGCTGGCCATTTGCCGTTGCACCAGCCGGCACGGGAGGCGTGGGGGCCGGAATAAACTCAGGCGGCGACTGGTATAGCTCACCTTTGTAGCCAAACTCAGGAAGCGCCTTCTTGGGGTCAAAGCCGCGCGCAGTAGCGATCTCTTCGTATGTCTGATAAATTGGCCGCGCCTGCTCTTCTGCGCCCTGATAAAGTTGCGTGGCGCGGTTAACAAAGTCTGCACGCTGCTCTGGCGCAAGTCTTGTGCCTTTCTCAATCTGCTCGACAGCAGCTTGTATTCTGGGGCCAAGGCCACCAGCTTTTGCGGCAGCCGCAAATTCGCTCTCACGAACAACTGAAGCTGGGTCTAGCACTTTCATATAGTTAAAGATCAACGCCAAGTCTCCAGCGGCGCTGGGATCTTTAGCCGATTTAATGATGCGCGTGTACGCCTCTGTAACGTCAGAAAAGTTTTTAATACGCGACAGGCCCGTAAACTCTTTCCGCAAAGCTTGCACGTCTTTAAATGTATCTTTTGGCCCTTTTAGACGCTGCTGCATTAACGCTGACACAGCGCCCCCGACGTCGCCCGTGGCGCGCGCCATCTCCAGCATCTGAGCGGCCAGAGGATCGGTAGCGGCCTGCGTGGCCAAGTATTCCATCGTTTTATTCTTACGCGCTTCAGCCTGCCGCTGCGTGCCGCGCGCCCTGATCGCCTCGCCAGCCCGCAGCTCCGGCATGATGAGCGGATCGAGCGCCGCAGCAAATTGTTCCGCTCTGCTTAGGCCGGTTGTCGGGCTTCGTTTGCCAAGGTAATCCATGATGCCGCCGAAGCCGCTTCTGCGCTGCTGCGGCGCTGCCGCTGCCTGCGGGCGATCCTGCCGTAGCGCTGACAGTGGCGCGCGTGGCGCTGCTTGTGGGGCCGTTCCGCTGGCCAGCATCTGCATGCGCAGCTCTTCTTCGCGCGCCCTATCCATTGGAGTTGCCATCTTGGTTTGCCCTTCTCCTAAAATCGTCTTCACATAGTTTTGCGTTTCCGCAATATTTGGCACCCTGCCAAGTCTGGCCACACGCGTTGGCCCAGCGTTATACGCGGCCAGCGCAAGCGACGGATCTCCAAAACGCTTGAGCTGCTGGCTTAGATACTTTGCAGCGCCTTCCAAGTTTTGCATTGGATCTGTTGGGTCCACGCCAAGCTCCTTGGCCGTCGCAGGCATAAGCTGTCCGAGGCCGATCGCGCCCTTCGGGCTTACGACGTCTGGCCTAAAGCTGCTCTCCTGCTGTATGAGGCGCAGGAACATTTCGGGGTCTATCCCGTACTTGCGTGCCGCGTCTCTGGCTGCTTGACGATAATCCATCTACCACCCCTAAAACATGCTTGCGCCAAGCTGTAGATAGTTGAACAGACCCGGCTGCATTGACTGCGTTGTCGTTGACTGGCTTGGCGTCATCTGCAACGCCGCCAATGGGGCTGAAAGCGCCGCCATTGGCGCGCTTGTGTAGCCAGCATATTGGCCGCGCGCCGCGTCGATAAGCGCCTGCTGCAATCCTTGCTGCATAAGACCCTGCTGCATCTGCTGCTGCTGGATCGCTTGGCCAGTGCCGAATGCCTGCTGGCCAAGTCCAGCGAGCTGCCCTGCCGCACCCAAACGCGTACCCATTGCGGATTGCTGCGCTGCCAAGTTTTGCGCCTGAGCAGATGCCGCCTGCTGAGCCGCGTATTGCGCAGCAGCGTTTTGCGCCGCCACATTGGATGCTTGAACTTGCTGGCCGCGAGCAATGTTTGCCGCCTGCGCCTGCTGCAGCGATCCAACGCCAAAGCGCTCGGCAGCTTGACGCGCCGCGACGTTTGCCGCTTCCGTTGCTGCACGCTGGCCAATGTCGAACTGAGCCGCGCCCATCGCCTGCTGGAACCCTTGCTGACGTAAACGCGCCGCCGCGTCTGCCGCCTGCTGCCCGTATTGCGCGCGCGTTTCTGCTTCGGCAACGCCTTGGCGTGACCCGCCAAACGCTCTTGCGCGCTGGGCTTGCGCGCCCTGCACGTTGAGCGCCTTTTCCTGCGCAGACGCAATATCGCGCATGGTCATGTCGATGACTTCCTGCTGATACGGCGACTGATACTGGCTGATGTCAGTCGTTGCGAGCTGCTGAGCCGCTGCCTGCGATGGCTGGTATGCGAAGCCAGTTTGCTGTCCGGCGACGGCTTGCTGGGCTGGCGTATATCCGACCGCCTCGATCTGGCGTGGCGTGAAACCGAGGCCGCTTTGCGCGGTTCCCATCGCCTGCTGCAATGCGCCAGCCGCTGCTTGGTTTACGTTAAACCCAGCAGTCGGGGCCAATGCAGGCGGCGCGGGCTGCGCTGCCGGTTGCGCTGTCGGGGCGATTGGCATCATACCGAGCTGCGGCCCTGCGCCTGCTACTGGCATCGCTACCTGACCGCCACCTTTTGCACCTTGTCCAGCCATTATGCTTCTCCTCGTATTGCGCGGGGCTTGAGCATGCCGCACACGCGGCTAAACGGCTCGCCAATCGCCATAATAATTTTGCCGACCACATTCGGCTTGTGCTTCTCTGGGCGCTGCCTATGCGCCATCTCTGCCGCCCACGCCTTAACAATGGGCCACATAACTGCGCGAGCGACTTTAGCCCCGCGTGTATCCTTCTGTATATACTCAGCCAGTGGAGCAGCCCACGCGTGATAGCCTTCCATAAGCTCAGGATCATTACGGTGCAGCCACACGCCGTAGCGCTGATCTAAGCGCCAGATTTCGCGCGGCAAGTATCCGAGGCTGTAATATGCAGAGCAAAGCACGGTGTCTAATCCACCGCCACCGCCACCACCGCCACCGCCGCCGCCAGCTGTAGGCTTTACGGGAGGGGCTATCGCAGCAGCGGGCGTTCCGGTTAATTCTTCAGCTTCACCCGCATAATCGGTAATCCCTAAAGCGTCTCCAATCGAGCCAAAGAAGTCTCCAACAGCGCCAAAATCCCCAACACCATCTGCGCCGCCGCCTGATAAAAAATTACCTGAGTCTGAGGCTGGAGTTGATATAATTGGCGTGTCATTATCATTGCTTGATGCAAGGTATGCGCCAGTTGACGCGTCATAAACCATGTTTGGCGGCGCTGCGGCAATCATCTCTGCAACGGTCGGGTTTTCAATCGGGTTATTTACACCACCAACCTGATAGGAGTCATCAAGCAATATCTGACCAAGCAATGTATTCGCCGCCAAGCCAATTAAACCCCCTTCAATATCGCTCATTACCTGCTGGCCCATTGACGCTTCGCTTGTGTCGGTTATCCCTTCGGCGGGGTTTGTAATCACCGTGGAAGCCTGCGCATTTGGTGACGGCGAATATGCCGCCTGATTTGCCGCGCCCAAAGCGTCATAGAGCGGGTCTGACGTAGTGGGCTGTGACACTGGCGTTAAATATGCTCCGTAGTCTATTTCTGGGGTGGCGGCTGCTGTGCTGAACTCTCCGGCTTCGCCTATATTATAAACGTCTTGCGGCGCTAACCCCAATATTGCCTGCTCGCCTTCAGCAAGTGGCCTTCCCTCTATCGGCGTATACCCAATCTCATCTATCGCTGCGCTAATTGCGGGGTCTAATGTGTAGTCGCTGGGAACTGTTGGCGGCAAAAATGCATCAACACCTGTTGCATCAATTATTTCCGGCGTTATGCCAAGCCCAGTTGACTGCCCTGTCGGATCTTGCGCTGCTTGCGCTGCTTGGTAATCGTAAACGGTTTGAAACGCCTCATTGTATTGCGGGTTTGTGGGGTCAGTTGCCATTATTTGCTGAGCAATCTGAACCTCTGGCGGCGCGATATTAAATATTTGATCATTAGGCTGCACAGCCAAATTTGGGTTGGCAGCAAAGCTTGTAGTCTCAAACGTAACATTTTGCGGCCCCGCAGCTGCCTGCGCCTGCGCAATCGCCAACTCGTTTGCACGATCTGCCGCTCTGATGTCTGCCATCGTACCCATAGTGCTGTAATCCACAGCAGGCTGCACGCGTGTTCCTGCTTGGCCTGTCACGGGATCAATGAAGAAGCTCTCAATGTATTGCGCCTGCGCTGGGCGCTGCGCGGCAAGCTCGTCAACAGCCTGCTGATACAATGGAGCTGCGCTATATCCGCGTACACCGCCAGCAAACTGTGTTGGCTCCGGCATGCCGCCCATAATATCAGCTTGCGTTGTTGGCGTTCCTAACCCAAATGCAGACGCAACGTCAGCGGTTTGCTGGAAGCCCGCCTGCTGAAACGGCGTAAACGCGGCAACATCTGGCCCGAAATACGGCACATAGCCAATCTGGCTAATGCCTTCGGCCTTTGCCAAGTTACGGCGCGCAGCCTCTTCAATGTATTCTGGGATCGTAACTGATGACGTTGTTGACCCGCCTTTGCCGCCTGCCATTATTCAAACTCCTTCACATATGAGGCGTGCAGTGGCACCCAGCCATGCGCCTTCAGTGGTTTCTTCCAGCCAAACCGGCCCGTCATGGTCAACGCAGAGCATCCTTGCGCTTTTGCCCATGCTATCACATCTTCATGCATTTCTAAAATCTGATCCAACTCGCCGCCGCCAAGAAACACGTTTAAAACTTTCTTTCTCGGATATACCACTATTTCGGTCACTATGCACCCCCTCGGCGTGGGCCAGAGCTGCATCGTTCCTTTGTATATACCTTCGGCCACGTCGATGAAGTCATGCGTGCCGCCGGAATGCTCCAAGGCAGCCTCAATCCAGTCACGGCATCTCTCCAGCTCTTTATCCATGAAGCCTCGTAATTGCTAAGGTTGACGCGGGTATTGCTGGCACCGGCGAAGACGCTGCGGTGTAATTCAGAAAGCCGCTTGTGCTGTCGATCATGTAATTCACTTCCAAGTAGTCATTCGCCGCAACAGTGAATATCTGCGTGCGCGACGTGATCAGCGTGGCGTTATTCTGGTGCAGCGCAGTGGTCATGCCGCTGTCTGCCACGTTTGTGCCGTTGACGCTTGGCCAGAAATAGAAGTGAACAGTGCTGGCTGACGTTGATGATATTTGCGCCGAGAACGATACAACATATTGGCCCGCCTCCTCGAACACGATGCGCGACGCTGGCGTGCCTTGCGTGATGCCGTCATTGCCGATGGGCGCGTCATATGTGAGCTTGTACGCCGTGTTGGCGGCAACAGGCGTGACGTCTGACGTCAGGATGAAATCAGCGTGGCCATCTTCCAGCACGATCTGCCGCCACTCGCCGTTTTTGCTGACAACGGGATACAAGTTTGTGCGATCCCACATCAGCACGCCATCTTCTGCTGCGCTTTCGCCGCCCGTCTGCTGCACAAGCGGTGATCGCGTCTGACCAAGATAGAGCATCATGCGCCGCGCCCATGACTTCCAGTCATCGCCCTGCGGCTCTGGTGCGCGGTACTGCTGCGTCATCTACGTCCACCCGCAACAGTGTCCAGTCGGTTTATGCCAACGCGCCAGTCGGCAAGCCTTGCCCCGTCAACGCGCATCCGCACCTGACGGCCAGTGAAGCGCATGCTGGTTGGGTTGGCCATGCTAAACGGCCCGTATGATCTCTCGGTGCCGTTTGGATAGAAACGCGTCTTAAACGTAGCGCTGACATCGCCTTGCGTTTTTTCGTCTGGGATCATCTCCGTCACGCTAATGACGTTATCGCCGGTGCCAAGCATAATCGGGCCAGTTTCCGCGAACGGCGTCAGGCCGCCATACTCGAACCCGATCTCATGCTCGTATATCTTCTTGTCTGACGGATCAAACATCATCGGCTGCCTGAATGTGCCGGAGTCAGATCCTGCCGTGCGCGCCAGCTCGCCAATAGACCACGTGTTCTCGACGTAATTATACACGGCGTATCTGTTGTTTTCGTTTGATGAGCTGGACGGGTAGAACCACCATATCTCGCCAAAGTCGCCATTTGACATGGCAAACGCCTTGCTGATTTGCGCGCGGTTGATGTCGTTAAACACGTAGTCAGACACGTCGCTCTGGATCTCTTGCACGCCGCCGCCGGTGTAGGCGTAAAACGCATGCACGCCCATCCAGAAGCACCCAGCGTCAACCTTGGCATATGCAAGATTAGCCGCAAGCCCGCAGGCTGCGCCAACGCGCTCAATGCCGTACACATATGGCGGGCCAATATAGTTGGCCACATGCGCGTCTGTCGTTGTCAGGATAAGCGTCTGCCCGCGAACATTCACGCCAGCCATAATCTGCCCGCTCGTCTGCAGCTCAAGATCGCCAGCCTCGTTTGTCGCGGCAGGCGTCCACGTCGTATTGTCTTCGCGGTCAGACCACTGCACAAGGCGCGGATTGCCGCCTGCGCCGAGACACATCAAAAAGCGCTCTGCCGTGACAACAATGCTGCGGTTATTAACTGGCGCGTTGGCGACCTGCGCGGCAATCGTGCCGGTGTTAAGCTGCCATTCATAAACCTTGCCGTCGTCTTCGTTATTGGCCAGCAAGTATTCGCCCCACGGCTGCAACGCCCAAGCGGTCGCTGGCTGGATGCGTACAGTGTCTGGCCGCGCAACGCCGTATGCGTAGCTGCCGAATAAACCGCCGCCGTATCCAGTAAACGCTATAGCGTCTTCGCGGCCAGCGGTCAGGCCGCTCGGCGTAATGTCGAATTGGTTTCCTGCGCTGTTGTAGACGTAAAGCTTGTTATATGTTCCGGCAGCAATCCAGCGGTCGCTGCTGTTGTCGATCCACGTTGTCATGCCGCGCGTGATTGCAGCGGTTGCCGTGTCGGATCTTTTGCGCCAACCTTTGACTGGCTGCATCGTGCCGTCGATCCAACGTATCAGGCTGGCATCGCGCCAGCGGCCCATGCTCTGCAAGTCGGTGCCGTTGCGGTAAACCCCAGCGGGTACGTCTAATCTAATCAGGGCCATCGTTGCCTCGTTGGTGTTGCGCGCTTGCCGCAGTGTAACACATGACCATTTGATGCGCAAAAGGGCAGCGTTTTGCTGCCCCTAGCGTTTTTGCTATGCTGCGCGGCTATTCCGCGTCAGGCTCAAGGGAGGCTTTCAGCTCGGCCATGAAGCCCTGCCTGCCCATCTGAAGCTGCACCAAGTTAAACTGCGCAGAGCCGATCTTCTGGTCTAGCGAATTGATGTGGTTTATGCACATCTTTGCAGTGTCGCTCAGTTGATCTTCAGTGTATTCTACATCGTCAATCGTAATGACCTTTTTGTCTTCAGCCATGTTGATTTCCTTTCAAGTTATGCTGCCCAAGGTGTACCCGAGGCAGACGTTGGATTAACTATCGCATCAATCTTAGACGCAATAGCAGCTTCAGTATCATCCTGTGATACATGACCCCAGACCCAGCCTTGCGCTTGAGCCTCAGTAATATCGGCATACGGCGTGAAGTCAGCAGCAGAGGCATCATAGGTTAAGCCACAGGTGCCATAGCTAGATGCTGTGTTGCCATCGTCATCAACGCCTGTGCAGCGCCAATGTGCAATGTAAACGCCACCATCTGATGTGTGGCGCTCTAGGGTGGGAATAGTCCAAGTGTAAGTTACAGCCATAATTATACCTCCTGTGCTGCTAAGTGTGCGGCATAGGCATCCTTGACCGCTTGGGTGTGAACTGCGTTACATATGGCTTGCACCTCTGTGCTTTCACCTGTGATGTCTGCATCTGGTGCAACGACATGGCGTGAGAAGGATCGGCTAATCTCTACACCGTCACGCTTGATGACGACTGCGGTTCTAACTTGAACGTGCTTGAAGTCGCCTACGATCTCTATTTTGTCTTGTACTGTTTCTTCTGTTAGTGCCATCTTTTATCTCCTGTGATGGTTGGACTGACTACCCTGTGATCCAACAGGGGTGGTTATAAAACTTCGTATGCAGCAGCGAACTGAAATACGCCAGAGGAAGCTACTTCATTATAGGTAATATTGGTGCCAGTATCTTCCTGAAGAACAAGTCTTGACCCTGTAAATCTACAAGCTCTTACCTCTGTAGATTTAGCCCCAAGAAAACTAAAATACCTACCTAGAGTAAACAGAGCAGCCTCACTCCCGCTGCTGCCTGTAAACGGTAAATCAATTTGGATAGCCGAACTGTCGCTGTCACTGTTACTGACGTCCATATAACCCGTCACATATACTTTTCGACCAATTTTAGTGTAAGTGCCAGATTGGCTGTTATAAGTTATGTTAGTTCCTACTGCAAACGTAGGCGTCCAAGTCCCCTCCTCATAGTCATCCAGCTTATTAGCCGACCCAGTGCCGCCAAGGTATACACCGCCAGACAGGTAGAGGTTTCTAAATGCGTTACTATCTGAACCTAAATCAACATGATTATTAGTTGCAGCACCTGTTTGGTTTGCAGGCAAAAGACCATTTGTTGTGCCACGAATACCAGAGCCGTTTGTTCTAGGATCAAGAACTATATAAGAAACAGCCCCACTTATAGACCCAATACTCCCCACCGTTGCGCCGTCTTTGCGGAACAAGGCAATGTCGCCATCCGAATTGCCTACACGGTTCATAATAATGACTGGTGCAGCACTAGTGTTAATATCTAAGGTTAGGCCATTACGATACACCATACCTTCCTCAGTCGAGCTATCACGAATGTTTTTATTAGTAGTCCCCACCAGCAAGTTACCGCTGCTGTCGATGCGCATGGCTTCTGCCATTGTAGAATTACCGTCAGGCGTTGTGAAAAACCGTAAGTCTGTTGGATTATCACCTGCCGCATGTGTGCCAGATGCAAGCGCTTGAATACCAGCTAATGGCGTAGGTGTATTACTTGTTGTGTCAGTGCCGTAAAAGCCTAAAGAGCCAAGAGAATTGCCAGATACAATAGATGTATCTTGACGCAGAACAGCAATGCTTGTTGCAGTTGTACCTTCTACAATAAGTTTAGGGGCTACATTATCGCCAGTCACGGCTGTGGTTACAGATGTAGTACCGCCAATATGAGTATTGCCGCTGCTGTCGATGCGCATGGCTTCTTCGGATAAAACACGGAAACCCATTGCATCATCTGTGTGGTTGTAAAAGATGCCGCCTCGCAATGCCACATCACTATCAGCAAAGGCATAATACCCCACTCCAGTGTTGGATGTGCCAACTGTAACACCTGCATTTCCGTTGTTGTCCACAAACAGTTCATTTGCAGCAACGTTGGCAGATGCACCAGAAGAACCATCTTCACCTACTATTTGCATTTTTACATTAGACTGTATCGAACTCGTACCAATCCCCAAGTTCTCAGCACTCGCATCCCAGAAGAACTTTGGCGTGGTGCCTGTGTCCTCATAAAAAGCTATACTATCAAGCGTCATTCCAGTTCTATTAATAGCAATAGCAGGAGTGACTGAACTTACAGCATCATTGGCTAACTGAAGTTGAAAATCTTCACCATCGTGTGCAAATCGTATAATCTTATTGTCTGTTGCTCTGTCAGTTCTGTTAAACAACAATGTCGGAGAACTATCTGCAATAGATATATCATCGCTGGTCAAAGTCCCAGTGATGTCTACACCTGTGCTGGTGGTGGCGAGCCGAGTGTCGCCATCATGGTATAGCGTTGCAGCGCCGCCCGTTAAGGCTACAATCATATTAGCCGTGTCAGCCGAGTTTTTTAGCACGAAATCATCGGCCAGAATTTTAATATTCCCCGTGCCTTGATCTGAGATATAGCTATGCGATCCATCAGAATAAATCTGAAGCTCAGACGTTGTGCCACCGAAGATGGCTTTGTCGTTATCGCCAAACGTAATATCCGCTGATGTACTTGCGCCAGCTAAGGTTGTCGTGCCTGTGGCTGTTAGGTCAGTCGTGGTCGTTAGGCCGGTGACTGTCACCCCGCCCGACGTTGTAACCAGCTTCGCGCTATCTGCATACGACAGTGTTCCGGCAGCGGTCTTACCGCCAATCGCGTTGATGATCGTGTCGAGGCTGTCGAAGTCTGTGTTTATCTTCGTTCCCCACGTATCCTCTGACGCGCCTACCTCTGGCTTCGTTAAGCCATATGCCGTTGTTGTCGTATCTGCCATGTCATTCTCCTATGCCGCATCGGCCCAAGTTTCGCTTGAAGCTGATGCCGGTGTCCAATCCGTCGATGTGGGGGATACAGCCGCCCAGCTTTCTGGCGTGCTGCCCGCATCTTGCCACGTTTTGCTGTTTTCCGCAACAGGCGTCCACGTCTCAGGCGTGTCAGGCTCAGGCTCCCACTTTTTGCGACCATTTGCGACCACAGACGCCGCGCAGGCGATAACCGACGCAGCATTCTGCACGCGGTTGCATGTGGCGCTGACAGTTGCTACGCAGGCGGCGGTGGCGCTGTCCTCGAATATCGCAACGGCGCTTGCCGTTGTGGACGCCTGCACAGCAATCGCAGCAGCGCCATCACGAACCCTCAGACCAGACGCAGCAACAGATGCAGCAGCGGATATGGACGCGGAGCCAATATGCACGCGCTCAGCGGCAGCCGTAACGCTGGCAGACGCTGCAATCGTGGCAGACGCCTCCCTGACGCGCGTGGCAGACGCGGCAACAGTTGCGGCGACGGCAATGGTGGCGCTGCCCTCTCGAACGCGATCAGCAGCAGACGCGGTGGTCGTAACCGTCTCGATGATCGACGCCGCGCCGCGAACGCGCACAGACGCGGCGGCGGTGGCAGACGTGACGGCAACAATGGAGGCAGCGCCAATAATAGCGCCGTCCAAGCCGTAGTTGTAGCTGCCGTAGGTGCTTCGCCCGTAGCCGCTGCGATACGTCATTAGTCTAGCGTGATGTCGAGATCGCCCGCAGGAATGCGGAACACGTCGCCCGTGTCAATCGTCTTATTGGCGGTCAGGTTGGCGTAGGCCAGCAAATTGCCGCCAGATGACGCGTCGAAGATCCCCACAGCAACAACGGTGCCATATCCCGCCGTGGCGACGGGCCACTCTTCAGCGGATGTGTTTGACGCGGTATTGCCTGACACGGTAAACGCAGTCTCCTGACGCGCGTAGCCGCCGCCTGATACCTCTGTGCCGCCGCCAGTATCGTCAGGCGCAACGGTGTAAAGCGCGGTGTGCCACTCGGTCGGGCGTGTCGCGCTGTTGGTGGTAAACGACCATGTAAGAACGGTTGTCTCGAAGGTGTTGGTGAAGCTCATCTCAATACGCCTTTATCTTCATGCGGCGACCAGAACCGCCGAATTTCGCTTTATCATTGTCTGTGTTTATACCACCAATCGCGTTCGCATACAAAGATGACCACACTTGCAGGCGCGCATCGTCTTTTAGATACGGCGCAGAATGCGACAGAGCGCCATACAAATACGCGTCGGGGAAGTATTCCAACAGCCAGTTAGACGTGTTGCTATCAGACAGCGCGCCGATCTTGGCGTAGTAATATAGCTCCGTCGCATATGTGCCATCGGGAACGGGGAACACCTCGATCTCGCCAGCCGTAATCGCGTAGTAGCGTGGCTCGTATGTTGCGTTGGCCGTGCGCTGCTTGCGCTCCAGCAGCTGAAACTGGCTCATAAGCTCAAGCGGCTGCGTGTTGCCGGAGGTAATATACATCCGTATGACCTCGTAAAAGTCAGACGGCACGGCGCTATACTGCGTATCGATGTTGGCCGTGGCGCGCTTCTCCTGACGCCAGTGGCGTATCTGGCGATTCATGTCTGCCTCAGCCAGCGAAATAAACGTCGGGATGACGCTCGTCAGGTCATCGCGGTCAAGGAAGTCGCCTATGCTGGATTGCAGCTCTGCGTATGTTGTTATGGGCATTGTGTTGCCTTTATCACTGTGTTAACATTCACCCCTACATGGGAGGATAGCATGATTGACGTAGATGATACAGAACTTGATCTAACAGATCCGCTTGTTGCAGGAATATTATCTTTGGCGTTTATGATACAAGGCACGTCAGATGACTTGCCGCCAAACGTCATGGAGGTAATACGCGATATTGTTGACGAAGAGCGCAATTAATAATTCCTCAAGTAATTCATCAACAAGCCTTGCGCGTATTCTATCGCGGCTGGCCGACCAAGCTGCTTTTCCAGATCCATAAATGTTGAGCTTTCCTCAACAAACTGCTGATCCATAAGCTGGCTTGTGTTTGGGTTCATCGTAAATACGCGCTGGTCTGATGGAAGCGTATAGTCTCGCGGGGGCGTGTTCGACCCGAAGCGATAACCGCTTTGCAATGCGGCGTCTCTCAGCCTTGGGAGCGCCGTATCTCTCGCCATAATTGTCCACGGAATACTTGTGCCATATGTGCCAGATGTTGTGCCTTCAGCAGCAGCGTATTTGGTATCGTATGACGGGTGATCCGCAGACAGCAAGCCACGTTGCACGTCAGGCGTTCCAAACCTATAACCGCCGCTGAAACTTTCCACATCCACAAGATCAGGATTGGTTGTGCCAAACCTGATCAAGCCGACGTCTGGCGCGCCTTCGAGCGCCTTCATGTCAGCCTGATCGATCCGCTGCATAAATGGCTTTCTGATTTGCTCTGGGCTTTGCGTGCTGAACCAATCTCTGAAAGCATCGGAGGACACGCTTGGGATCGGCATGTTGGCGGCCTCTTGGATCTCAGGTAAACCTTTCTTTGCTCGCTTCTTGTTTTCTGAAGCTAAAGTTTTTTCCTGATATTTTCTTACAATTTTAGCCAGCTCGTCGTCTATAGATTTGACGGTATCTTTCGGCATATCTACTGAATACATATACTCGCTAAACAACTCGCCCTGATGCTTCGCAAAATCTCCAGATCTTTCTCCCATTGGCGCGTATGAAAGCTTTGCTTCGCCACCAGCCTCAACAAACGGCAGCAATACGTTTTGCTTAGGTTTCATCACACCCTTATGTGATGCCCAAACATCGCCGGTATCCATATATTCTGGCCCAGCATAAAGCCTGACAGGACGTTTTAACGTCACGTCTCCAAGCTTATTGATCTCAACATCGCCAGCCGTTCTGTCGCCAGCAGCAAAAAACAATGTTTTGCCTTGGTCTTGGCTTGGCGTTATCAACGTTGGGGGCGTATTAGCCTCAAGCGTTTCGCCCTCAACGCGCCAATTATATGGGGCGTCTTTTTGCTTAGCGCTTAAAGAAAACGGCGTGAACATGGCTGGATCTTTAGCGCGCCCGCCGCCTTCCCTCGGAGGCTCAAAGTAATCAGATCCAAGCATAACCCGTGCCGCGCTTAAATCTTCTGTTTCGCCAGCGCGCTGAAATATCTCGCTGAGCATGTCGGGGTCAAGTTGGATCGCTGAACGCGCTAAGCCGGACGCGTCTGCTGCAAGCTTGCCAGCATCTTCTGCGATCTGCTGCTGCGCGGGCGAGCCGCCAAGCAGCCCCTCCATGACGCCTTGAATAGGCGTGAGGTATCCGCGTGCAGCCAGAGCGGCAGGCGTGAGCGCAAGCGCCATCTCGACGCCCATATCAAGCGCAGCGCGCCTGCGCGCCTCCGCAGTCTGATCGGGATCGAAGACAACGCCGCCTGCTGTCATCGCGTTCATCTGGCCCTGCACGGGGTTCATCTCGGCGACCGTCTCTACCGCTGGGCGTAGGTTCGGGGGAACGTAACGCTCTAAGCCAGCGAACAGCTCGTCAAGCGCGGTGCGGCGCTGCTGGCCGTTGCTGAAGAAGTTAAAAAGCTGTTCCATATCAACAATCCCACGCGCGGCGCGACCAGTAATTCGCGCTCAGCTTGCTCGACTTGCCCTTGATGCCGCCGGAGCGTGCGCAGTAGGACGCCTTGCGCTTGGGCTGATCCTTCTTGATGGACATATTGGGATCGCCAAAGTTAACCTTCTTCACCGTGTCGCCCTCAACAGCCAGCACTTCAAACTTCTTCGGCCCACCGCGTCGCGGCTTATTCACCGCAGTAAACCCGTGGCGCTTTTTCGCTGCTGCGATCTTCTCTGCCTTCGTGCGCGCCATGCTATTTCTTCTTCGCGGTTTTCGCGGCCTTCTTAAACGCCTTCGCGGTGGGCGCGCCCTTGCTGCCTACCTTGCGCATCTTCTCGCCAGACCCAGCAGCGATGCGCTTACGCTTCGCGTGGATGTTGGCGTATAAACCCTTTGCCATCTAAGCTCCTTCGCCCCACTGGACGCATTTATAATCTGTTGCGCGGTACGCAGGAAACATCTGCCGCGCGTATTTCAAGCCGCTCGGTATGGACTGTATGCACTGGCTCTCGCTCTGCATCACGGGGCTGCCAAACGAAAAGCAGTTACCCTCGACGCTGCAAAGCAGGAGCAGCGCCGTCCACATCACTTCTTCTTCTTCGCGTATGACACCTTCTTGCCAGACTTCTTGGCAGCGGCTTTGGCTTTCGCCATGCCTTTGGGCGTGTACGCGTAGTGCTTCGATCCAACTTTGGGCATCGTAACCTCCGTTATATCTTCCAGCATAATAACATTAAAACGCCAAAAAGAAACCCCGCGCGCGCAATGGGAGGTGCGCGGCGGGGCCAAGTTGCGCGAGACAGGGAGGAAACTCGCTTGAGGTATAGATAGCGCGAGCAGGAGCGCTTGTCCATGTGGGGGGGATGGTAAACGCTTTTACGCGGTCACGCAATCCCCTGCAAATTGCGCTTAATCGCGCCACGCCAACGTGACATCGGCCCGCTCAGGGCCGTTGCCGCGTCTGACGCCATCGTAAGGCACACGGCATCGGCAAGGTCAGGCGAGCGCAGGCCGCGCTTGCGCATGGCGTCCTTGCTCTCGGCAGCCATCTTCCCAGAAGACGTGAACGCGTAGCGGATGCCGGTCAGGTCAGCCAGCAGCTCGTCGTCGCTGGGCAGCTTGCACGAGCGATCCTCCAGCCACGCCTTGCACTTAAACCACAGCTCGGTGCGCAAGTTGTTATACGTCTCCTTCATCGAGGGAGCCTCGGCGACGTTCACGCCGCGCACGGGGGCGCCAAGCTCGTGCATCCGATCCACGACGCCCGACCCTATGCCAATGCTGTCAACAAGGATCTCGCTGGGCTGCTGCGACGGGGGCAGCGCATCATACTCAGCCATCACGCGGCCAACGGTCTGCATGAGGTCAAGCCCGCGCCACGACTTGATCTCCGTAATCACGCTGCCCTCGCGCTTGCAGAAAGCGGTGCGGTCGGTGCCAAAGCGCGCAGGATCAATCGCCCACACGGCGCGCGTGTTAGGCGCAACCTCGATATCGCGCCGCATCGCGGCCTCGGCTAAGTGGTACGGCACGATCGTGTCATCATCTGCCAACGGAAACTCGCCAAGCACGCGGATGCGGAACGCGTTGCTCTCCTCCCCGTAGCGCGCGCGCATCTCGTCAACGAACTCGTCGCTAACAAGCGGGCTGTCAACGCATGACCAGCGGCGCGTCCACCAGCTGCCGGCGAGACGCGTCTGGCTCTCGTAAAACGTGCCAGAGGATCGCGTGGGGTTGCTCAGCAGCACCGTGGTGGCGCTGTGGCCAGACATGCTGCCAGCGGCGGCCTCAAACACCTTCTCCGGCACACCTGACGCCTCGTCGATGACCAGCAGCACATGCTCGCTATGCACTCCGGCGAGCGCCTCCGGCGTTTCGGCGCGAGACGTGCGGGCCGAGATGAACGCTTCACTGGCCGCCGCCGTCAGCTCAACGCGGTCGGACTTCACCGTGACCATGTCCTTCAGATTAGGCGGCAGCTCGTTGATCCACCGCTTCATCTCCGCGAACAACGCGTCAAAGAGCTGGCCAGATGTGGGCGCGGTGACGACAACCTTATTCGGGAAGCGCAGAAACAGAAACCACAGCATCGCCCAGCTGGCAGACGTGGACTTGCCGGTGCCATGCCCAGAGCGCACGCTGATCTTGCGCTCGCCGGACGCAATGGCAGCCAGAAACTCGGCCTGATATGGCAGTGGGTCGGCGCCAAGCACCTCGCGCACAAAGCGCACGGGGTCGTCGTAATACTCGACAACGAAGTCGTCAAACGGGTTGGCTTCACTCATCCGACACCTCCACATATTCCGCGTCAATCGTGGCGGCTTCGGCGTCGCTGTTCACGCGCTTCATGTCGGAGCTAAACTTGCGCAGCGCATCCAAGTGCAGATCGCCAATGGAAAGCGTGACATTGCTCTGCGGGCGCGTGCCGTAGCGATCCTGATTCATCGAGCCAGCCATGAACTTGCGCCACTGCACCTTCTCGCGCGTGGCGGCGATCTCCGTCGGGCTGCTGGCGCCGCTCAACCCGTCAACCATCTCCAAGCCCTGCTCCACCAGCGCATCCGCCGCCTCGCCGCGAGCCTTGGTCAGCGCAGCCGCATACTCAGGCACGCTGTTCAGGCTCCTGCTAACATAGCTGCGCGTGCAGCCGTATTGGCGTGCCAGCTCGGCGACGGTGATGCCGGACGCGATCTGGTCAAAGAGCCAATCTGCGCCGCCGTTGGAGGCGACCTCCGTCAATATGCGTTTGCGTAACGCCTTGCCTGCCATTGCGTTTCTCCTTGTACGCGGGAAATTTTAGCGCGGGGCCATGGGTATGGCAAGCGCGTAGGGGGTGTGGGGGTGTGGGGCCATGGGGGTGTGTGCGCTTTTCTATACACACACGCCCCCGTCGAAGCGCGAAGTGGGGGGGGTAAATTTGACCAAACGGTCAGGATCTGCAGCTGAAATCGCATAATCGTTATTATGTTAAATTTATTATGTAGCAATATCAGCATGTTAGCGTTTTACACCTATCTATGGTTGTATCGTTGGCGATATTGCTGCGCTGCGACATCGCAAAATTTGACCATTTGGTAAAAAATGCGTATTCGCGCGCGGGCGTCTGAGCGTCGGCGTGTCTGCCGCAGAGGCTAAACACGCCCTCACGCTCCCGTAGAGCCGCTGTGAGACGCCTAAACGCCCCGCAGGCTGCCCTACCCACCTGACGCCTCCAATTCGCCCGCTATCGCAGCGTAACCGCACACGTCCACCCAGTTGTCCGAATGATCGCTTGAGCGCGATCTCGACACCTTCAGCAGCACCATCATCGCTGCCACGTCCACCTCGGTCACGTCCACGCCGAGATACGCCGACCACATGCCAGCAATCGGTCGCGTGCGACGCCTTTGCGGAGCCATACGTCCGCTGCCTGTCGCCCGTGATCAAGTCACCCGCCGTGCGTAAAATATCTTCCCTCGTCACCATGGTATATCATCCTCTATGTTATCGTTTCCATGTCCATCCACCACACGCGTCACCTTCGCGTTAGGGAACGCCTCAAACGCCTTCTGCAGAAACGCCTCGCTGAAGTGCTGCTTCAGCACGCACGCGGCATCCTCGAACGAGTAGACCACCCACTGCGGATACCGCTTGCGCAGCTCAGCGCATCCCTGCCGCGCGAAGCACACGATCTGCCCGCCATCCAGCTCCACGCACCAAGCGTGCGGCGACAGCGGCTTATGCCCCGCGCCCTCCGCTTCCGCTTCCATGCGCTTCCACCCCGCCATGAGCTGCGTGGCGATCTTGTTCGTCCTGACGACGTCACGCTCGACGACCGCCTCCTTCAGCGCCTCATAGGCTGCCTCGAACTTGCCTGCCAGATCCGGCGATACCAGCGACGGCAGCGTATCACCCCACCGCTCCGTCATTTCCCTCGCCACCCGATCCAGCGGCTCCAGCTGACCCCAGACTGCCGCTGGTATAGGCTCCGTCCTTTCACCAACCGTGAACGTCCCCTTCGACGCTATCTGCTTTGCCGTAGGCCGACGCCCTTTCTGCTTAACCATGACCATGCCCCCTACGCATCCCCAATAAAACAATCTCCGCACCTTCAATAAATACGCCCGCACTTCTCTCCGCACCTTGCATATATATATGCAAGTGGTGCGGCGGAAGATTTCTTGCCGTATTTACCGCACCCTCGGCACCACGCCGCACCGTAAGTGCGGTAAGTGCGGAACGTGCGGAAACGCCCCAAACGCCACCCATCTCGCTGGCCATCATACCCCAGCCTCCTCTCCGGTTATCCAGTCACCCACCACAACGCACGGCACCTCCCTGCCGTCACGCTTGCTTGGCGCAGACGTCTTACGCAGCACGCCGTTCTCGATCCACTTGCCCACGATTGCCTTGGCCTTCGCCTTCTCGTGGCGCTTCTCCAAGTCCAGCCCCAGCACGTCTGCCACCGTGACGCCGACCCACGTCTTGGCCTGCACGTTTGCGCGGAGCGGCTCGCCCTGCGTTTCCGCGTCGCCCACCGCGCGCTGCACCTTCATCGCGTCGCGCGCCGACACGCCGTCGAAGAGATCCGGCATCGCATATTCAGTGGCCACGCCGACATATTCCATGTTTGGCAGCTGCACGCCCACCATGCGCCGGTAGACCGCCTTCGCGGCTGGCGGTGCCAAGTTTGCCTTGCCGTCGTCCACGCGGAATATGCCGAGGCTCTCCGCTTCTGACACGCCGAGCTTCTGCGCGTCTTCCGCGCTGATCTTGTTTATGACCCGCGCCGCACGCGCCGCCCCGATCAGCGACCCCGCGCCCCTGACGCTGTCCACGGTCGCCTCGTCACCGTTGCCCTTGCGGATGTGGTGCACCAGCGCCACGGCGCAATCTGTCTCGTCGCAGACGCTACGCACGGCACCGACGGCTGCGTTCATGGCCACGTTGTCGTTTTCGTTGATCTGGTTCGCGCCAACCCACGGGTCGATCATCACCATGCCGATGTCGTTCTCCTTAATCTTGGCCGCCATGTAGTCGAGCATTTCGTCGTTGACCTCGATCCCGTCGCGCCCCTTGGTTGGCGAACACCATGTTCAAGCTCCTGCCGGCGTCGAGGAACAAGCGCCCCCGTATTTCCTCGGCGGTGACGCCGTAGTGCAGCATCGCCGCCGCAAGGCGTCTCTGCATCTCCTCCAGCGGATCTTCGAGGTTGATGATCCACACCCTGCACGGCTCGTGTATGGACTCGCCCAGCAGCGGCTTGCCCGTTCCGATGCACAGAGCCTCCACGATCTGCAGCGACGTCTTCCCGACGCCGCCCGCCGACGCCAGCACGCTGACATGGCCTCTGCACGTAATGCTGCCCGTAGATCCACCGCCGCGCCGGTATTGTTGCGGGATCTATCGGCTCGTATGCGGTTGGCCACTGGCGCTCTCCTGCGATGCGCTCCTGCTTTACTTCCTCGACCGGCTTCGCCAGCGCCAGCGCCTCGCGCAGCTTCTCCGCGCCCGCTTCCTGCAGGTAGTCGTTGGCATCCTTTACGTTTTCCACGCCCAGCGCGTCGAAGCGCACGACGTGGACGTCTGTGCTGCCGTCGCCGCGCAGCACGTCCGACACCGCCTCCACGTCGAGGTCAGGGTCTGCGCAGATCGTGACGTCTGATGCGCGCGGCGCGTTAAACGTCTTCATGCCCGACTTGCCAAACGTGCAGACGATTGTCGCCTCCACATGGCCCATGATCGCTTGGCGCACGCTCAGCGCGTCCTCTGGCCCCTCGACCAATATGATCGCGCCGCCCTCGTGCTGATCGCCGATCCGCATGGCATTGCCGACCAGTGATCCGCGTGAATACTTGTTTATGTTGTTATGCTCGCGCTTCTTCCCGTCCGGCGTCAGCAGCACCGACTGCACGCCGCACAGCTCGCCCTGCTCGTTGGTCGCGGGAAACAGTATCGCTGGCCCGTCGTATAAGCTGGGGCTGAACCGCGCGACGCCCTCCGCCACGCCAGCGCGCATTCCACGGTTGTTCAGGTACAGCAGCGCCGGTCTGACGGCGTCCTTGTTCTCGCGTGATATTGGCACGCTGCGCTCCCACGCGGCCTGCGCCTTTGCGATTTTCTCGGCGCGCGTTTCCTCGTCGCGGATCAGCAGATCCTTGCTGGCCAAGCGCACGATCAGGCGATCCATCTCGCTCGGCTGAAACGGCATCGCGTCATCGTTCTCCAGCGTCTTCGGGTTTTCGCTGCCGCGCTTGAACCCGCTGCCAATGGTTGCCTTTATCTCGTGTTCCTGCAGCCCGATTGCCTTGGCAGCCGTGTGCAAGTCTATGACGCTGCTGTCTATGTTGGCGGCGTCCATGTGCGCGTGCCGACCCAGCGCGTATGCCGCTAGGTTCAGCGCCTCGTTGCGACGCCCCTGCGGCGCCATGCCGATCTCGGTTACGACGCTTTCCCGTACCTTCTGAAAATAGTTTACGCTCATCCCGCTTCCCCGTTTTAACTTTTGTTATAACCACGCCCGCCGTAGCAGGCGTGGAGCTTGTTATCTTAGAAGCCGAAGTCGTCTGCGTCTACCACGCTGGAAACGGGTGCCGCTGCGGTTGGCACCGGCTCCGGCTTAGGCGGCGTGCTGTCTGCCGGTTTCGCAATCCACTTGGCAATAGTGAAGCCCAGATCGTATGACGTTCCCTTGCCAACCACGACAGGCGTGGACGTCGTGACGCTGACCACCGGCACCATGCCCTGCGCGAACTCCGGCGCGTTTTCCGCTTGGTTGTACAGCTTGGCAATAAACTGCCCCGTGCCGTATGAGTTATTGCTGAACTGCGCCTTGGTGCCGTCCGACATCCAGCAGTCCACGTCGAAGCCCTGCTTATACGCTGGCTTGCCCTCCGCGTCTGTTTCGGTCGGCTTCGGAAGAGGCTGCGAAGGCGATGGCCACTCCTGCCAGTCGCGCATCCCGACGGCGATCTTCAGCCACCCAAACTTCACGTTGGCAATGTCGATTGCGATGCCCTTGGCCATGTCGATGACTTCGGGATCGCCGCCCTTGTTCACCGTCCAGCGGTTCTGCGGAAGGTTGACCCGTATATACGCGCCGCTCGCGTCTGATGTTTCTCCGAAAGATATTGGCATGTTTGTCTCCTTGACGTTGTGTGCCTGTGTTATGCGCCGTGTGACGCGGTGAAGTTGAACGCCCAGCGCGGTATCTGGAGCGTTTGCAGCTCCCCATACCCGTAGCCCCAGACGCCCGTGTTACGCGCTATCGCAAACTGCTCCAGCGCGTGTTGAACTGCCGCGTCGCCCTCGTTGAGCGTGCGCCAGTCAAGCTCGTAGACACCAACGGGGTAAGGCGCTTCCTTACCCACGCTGATGAAGATAAACCTGTCGATCTCCTCCCCGATCAGGCCCATCGTCCTGCGATAAAAACTTTCTTGTATGTGATACCCGAAGTTGGCCACTTGCTTGGCGAAGCCTTCGGGGTCTGGAGCTATGGTTGTCTTCAGATCTATCAGCGCCCCAATGTCACGACGCCACCCGTCTGGACGGCAGCGCAGATCCACGCCCGTCTGCGTGTCCTTCGCAAATATGCTGGCCTCGCAGATCAGATCGCCAGATAGCAGCTTGGCCACCTCCTTGTTGCTGCGCACCGCGTTTGCCGCGTCCACGGCGATCTTGTAGTCGCCCTCCGTTAGCAGCAGCGCGCCGTTGGCGTCGGCCTCCGCCTTATGCTGCGTCCAATCCTTGCCACGCCGCGTCTCCGGCCCGCACCATACGGTGCTTGCGTGCTGCGGCTCAAACACCAGCGTGTGCGTGGCCGTGCCGACGTCGAATGCGCTGCTTTCCTTGCGCTCGGCATATTTGTAATGCGCCAGCGACTTCATGGCGATTGTCTTGGCCCCAGAGGCGCTGAGCGCGTCGCTCAGGTGGTATTCCTCGTTTGACATGGTTGTCGATATGGTCATGTGGTTTCCCCGTTTTTCCATAAGTCTTCTGGCAACGCATCAAAGTGCTCGCCGGAAAAGCTCTTTACGCCGTCTAAAAATTGGCACTCGTCTCCCATTTGAGCGAAAAGCATGTGGCACATCCAAACTTGGTCGCGTTCTTTTTTGCTAAACTTATTTATATCAGCATCAAAAAACTCCGCGCCAATGTTAAGGAAGTGTTCGTCACTTTTTTCGTCGTAAACAATTTTTAAATTGTTGATGAAATCCTTGTACCGGCTCACGCCTTCCCCCTTCCATACAGCGCTATCAGCAGCGCCTCTGCTCTGTGTTCATCTTTCTTGCGCTTCAGCTCGCTCGCCCTGTCGGGGAACCACTGCTGCGCCATGCGACGCGCCGCGTCCTTATCCTTTGGCAGGTTCATGGCCCGCTTCCACACGACCGGCGTCACCATGGTGTAGCGCGTGCGCGACAGCGCCACGGTCGTCGTGATCTGGCCAAACGCATACCCCAGCTTGAACGTCGAACTGACACCCTGCTTTGGCATCGCCTGCTGCTTCTCGATCCATATGTGATCGAGCCGATCCACCGACGTGAGAATATCCATCAGCGCCACGACGTCAACGCCGCCCTCGCTGTAGACGGGCAGGTCATGCACCTCCGACCAGTTTTCACCGACCAGCGCCACGCCGCCTGTGCGGTAGCCGCAGTCTATGCCACAAGTCACAATGCTCAATGCATGTCCTCCTTGTCGGGCGTGCTGTACGTCTCGAATATGATCCCCATAGTCATGGCAATCGCGTCCTGCACGTCGCAGTCGTTTTCGCGCATGTGGCCGACCACAGACTGCAGCGCAGCGCCCAGCGCGTACACCTTGGCGAGATCCGGTAGCTCGGTACGCTCGCAGATCGACAGCATGTCACGCATCAGCGCGTTTGCCTCTGACATCGTGTTGCTGGCAACCGCTGACATCTCTGCGTGCTGCTCCGGCGTCAGTGTGAAATCATCATCCACGCTGCACGTCCACGCCATGCTCGTCCAGCAGGCGCAGGATGGCGCGCTCCGTCAGGCTTGCCATGCTGATGCGCTCCTGCTTTGACAGCTCACGCAGCGCCTCGAAGACGTCGGCGCGGATGCGCGATCCAAGTTGTTTCATCTCAGTGTTCATAATTACCTCCATTGGTCTGGGCCACTATAACGCCGCGTTAACATTGTGCAAGAGGGGGCAAAGTTATTCGCGCCCCCAATTATATTCGGACGCTTTTTCATCCATAAATGCATAACCACAGGCAATGAACGTTGACTTATACCAATCGCGGAAATTTTCGCCCTCTTCCTTAATCTCTTCAAAGTAAGTGCGAAGAGCATTCAGATCGTGGCCGGTGATCTCTACGGTTTGCTCAATCTTGATTTTCATATCTTCCTCCTGATGGTGTGGGGGCCGCAGCCCCCGTTGCGTGTGGCGATTAAACTGCCGCTTCAAGCCACTCGATGCAGCGATCCCACTGCGTTGGGCGATCAGTTAAGCTAATATCGAACCCGCCAGCATCAATTACGTTTTCCAGATAGATGACTTTATCCACCTCAAGAGCATACTGGTCTTTGACCGACTGCGTTGCGAGTGCTTGGATGGCTGCCTTAGTGATTTTCATATCTTCCTCCTGATTTCCTATACTGTTAACGTAATGTTAACATCAGGAGATTGCAACCCCCACAGGCAAAATAGTTTGCGAAAAAGTAAAAATAGTTTTCCGCAAACCTTTCCCGCTTAAAACGCGAACTCTTCTTGCGTGCGCAGCCGGTACAGCTGCTGGCCCTCGATGAACGACGTCTTCACGATTGTGCGCCGCTCCCGCATGGTCTTCAGCCCGATGTCGATATGCACGGCGTCCTGCTCGATCATGCTGCACAAGTCGCCCACAGACAGCTCGCCATGCCTGCTCAGGCAGCGCTTGATCTCCTTGCGCAGCTTCTCCAGCGGCCACGGCTTATGTGCGTACGCGTGCATGTCATCGCGCCCAATAAGCCTGCGCTTCATGCGCGCGTTCTCGATGATCGCCAGCTCCTTCCAGCGCTCCAGCGGGGTCATATGTTCCGTCACAGCCGCTTCTCCAGCATCTCGCAGAGCGCCATGATCTCTTCGGCGCGCTGCTTGATCGTCAGGCGCTCAGGGCCACGCCCCGCGTCCATCCGCATGATGTCTGCCTTGCGCCGGATCGACATGACCAGCATCAGCGGCGTTGGCTGCGTCGGCGTGCTGCTGTCCTCGTCGATATGCGCGCCAACGCTGGCGCTGTTTTCCAGTTTTGATAGATCCCATTTAGCCATTTTCATTCTCCTGTGTTGGCCGTGGCTGTGGTCTGACGTCGGGCCACGGGCGGCGGTAGTCTGCCTTGCCGCCCATCTCAACGCATTGCGGCTCAAAGATCCGCGCTAAGTCGTAGTATTTCGCAAACGCCTTGCACTCGTCTACAGATGAAAAGACGGCGAATGCCATGAAGACGGGTTCTGCTAGGGTCATCTCAATATGTCTCCCGCGTTCATAAGTATCTGCGGGGAAACCCTTACAATCAAGCCATCGTCAGTGCATCGCCTGATAGCCCTTTGAGCTGTCTTAGTGCTTACCTTGCACCTCCTTGCCGCCTCTTTAGTGACTTCCGGCGACGGTGCTGGCCCCGAATAAGTTGACATAATATCCATGACCGCTTCAGCTACACCTTGGGCGCCATATTTGCCCTTGTTGTTTTTTTCGTAAACAAAACCTCTCAGCTTTAAATTTAAAGATTTTGAATAAACTTCGCCATCGACCATAAGCTTAATAGGTATTTCAGCTTCGTCCACCTCGCACTTGAATTGGTCAATAACGTTAGACAAACCGACAAGAAACGCATCAAGAAGTCTCTTCTTGTTTGTGCGCGTAAGCTTCATAAGCGATCTCGCTTTTTCTGCTTTTTTTGCCGCCACAGTAAGCATCAATCCCTCATAAGACCTCGGAAGTCTTTTGGAAGACTTATCTCTATTGCACTGAACACACGATAAAGCAAAATTATTAAGCGAACATTCGCCGCCAGCGCTTTTTGGTATTATGTGGTCAATTTGGCCATCCTTGCTGTCCGTTATTTTTTTACGGCAATATGCGCAAGTGTGGTTCCAAGCGTCTTTTATGGCGAGCCTTTCTTGTGGGGGTATTTCTCTTCTTGCATCCCCCATCACATCCACCCCATGCTGACGGCGCCGATCCAGCCCAGCACCGACGCGGCAATCGCTGCGGCGATGATGATGTCTTGCGTCCACTTGGCCATCACTCTTCCTCCTCTTCATTGCGCCAGTCGAAGTCGTCTTCGTCTTGGCATTCTGGGCAGCGCACCGTTGTCCACGCGTCGCTGTCCGGCGTGTTGACGAAACGCGGCAAATCGATGAAGCCGGTTCCGTCGCAGGTTGCGCAGATCATTTGTACACATCCGCGTTGATGCTCCACAGCACCAACGACGCGCGCTGCTGGCCTGCACGCTGGTTTACATGCGCTTTGCATATCTCGCCGCGTGCGTGCATGTTTTCGAGGTGCTGCGATAGCTTGCGCGTGTCCACGTCAACGACGTCGGCAATGTCTGCCGTCTCGCAATACGTCACGTCGTCGCTCTGGAGCATCGATCGGATCTTGCGCTGGACGTCGGCCCAATCAATCGGCTTAGGCTCCTCGGTGGGCGCTTGTACGGCCTCTGCTGGCACGTCAGTCGCCAAGCCCAGCACGTCACGCGCTGCGCGTCTTTCCTGCACATATGCGGCGACCCACGGCGTGCGCTCGCGCTGCTCTTCGACCGCGTTCTGCACGATGATGCCGGTGCAGATGTCGTCGAGATTTGCGTGCGCCTGCTGGAGCAGACGCGGCGATATGTGGACGCTCTCGCCGTTGTCGGTGCGTACCGCAAAGCCGGTGCCGCTGTCGGTGATGTGCGTGATTAAAAATTCATGTGTGTTCGTAAGGTTCATTATGGTTTCTCCTGTTAAGGTTAAGTTGTGGGGCCGAAGCCCCGTTGGTTAAAAATTGTAGTCGTGAAATTTGTAAGGCGTTTTTGACAAAACGTGACGGCCATTGGCTGAGTGAAAGTAACCATCTTTGCGAAGGCGGGCGCGGATCACGGTGTAATCAGGGTTTGATTTGTAAGCCCACTTCTGAGCGCCTTGGTTTGTGCAGTGGCCAGCAAAGCCACCAGCAATGATCTCTGGCTTCCAATTTTTGTCCAGCTCTGCATCCATCACGCGGATCTCGATTGTCTTTGGGGATACAACGCGCACGATCTCATATGGGTGTACGTCAGACCATCCGCTATGATTTGCGTGGGTGTATTCGATAGCTTCAACACCATATTCGTATTTGTTGTTATACTCGCCGGAGCGGCTGGCGGGCAACTCTTCGATGAGACTTTCGGCAGCTTCTTGACTGTCAAAGGTTGTGGTTACTGTTGAGCTTGAGTGCAAGTAACCATTATAGCTGCTGAGCTTTTCGAAGTAGGCTTTATCGGCAGTGTGGCTGCGTGACCCGTCGAGTGTGCTGACTGTGTCGATTACGGTGATTGCGTATTTGGTAAACATGATTTCCTCCGTTGCTTATATTGTTAACATAAAGATAACACAGCACGGTGCAAGCAAAAAATGCACACGACGGAAACTTTTTTTCGCCTCTATATAAAATCGTTTAAATGCAGTATGTTGCGCGCGTGGCCAACAGCATCAACGTCGGACGTGCTGGCGAGTTTCTCGTAGCAGCCGAGCTAGAGCAGCGCGGGATACGCTGCCATCGGGTAGACATGCAGGACGATGACCTATGGGTTAAGTCGGCCAGCGGTGAGCTGTTGACGATGCAAGTGAAGGCGACCCTTGAGCCGCGCGGTGATCGAAAACGTAAGCCATGCTATATGTTCACACGCGCAAACGGCGATGCGCAAATATTTGCGTATGTGGCTCTGGATATACGATTGTTTATACTGCGCAACGCGCCAAGCGGCAAAACTGTACGCATAAGGCCCGCCGAGTTTACGCGGCAGGCTATGGATGACAGCATTGAGGCGATGCTGGGTTAGATCATCAGCTCGAAATGCGGGGCGTCGATAAACGGGCGTCTGCCCTGCCCGCGACGCGTGTCGATGTAATCGTTCATCGCGTCCTCCATTGTGCCATCCCACTGTGCTATATTTGGCACAGTCCACGCGGCACCCCACCTGATTGGCACATCCACCTCACGCGCAGCTTCTGCCATCGCATCGGCTATATCGTCATACAAATTCAGCTCCCACGATCCACGCGGGCCGACATAGGCCATGAGATCGACGGCCAGCCCGTCTATGTGCTTCGACTTCATCGTCTGCGACGCGCCGCTTTTCACAAGCTCGCGTTGCTCCTCGATGGTGCGAAGCCCGCAGATGACGCCGAAGTCAATCTTGGTTCTGTGGATTGCGCTGTGGACGACAGCCGCCATGCGCTCGTCCACGCCTGACAGCTTATCGCGGCTGCGTGCTGATAGTTTGAACGTCATTTCGTCACCTGTTTAACCTTTTCATATGATCTCATGCCAGCCAATCCGAGCATACCCGTCAGCACCGGCATCATCACCGACATGTCGGCTTGCGGAACCATGAACCCAAACCCCGCAGCTATTGGCGAGATCAGGAAGTTGACCGCCAGCCCGAGAACGCACACATAGCCGCAGAGCGGCCTCCACGACGCTTGGAACCAGTTTCCAGCTGCCTCGGCTTTGTTGACCTCTATCTGCGCCAGCATGGCCTGCTGAGCTTGCTTGTCGGCAAGCGTGGCCAGCTCGTGCGCCATCTTGGCAGCGGCATCCTTGTCTTGGATAAACTTGCCAGCGAGATCCGTTGCAGGCCCGATCAAGGCGCTCAGGATGCTCATTTCTTGCCCCCGTTCACATATAGACCGAACCACGCCGCTCCGGCGCCCACGATCACGCTGACAAAGCCTGCCTGCGCGTTGTTTGGCAAATCAAGCGCCATGAACCAGCTACACGTCTGATAAAACACGACCATGTAACTCAGGATAAGCAGGCGCGGAACAATGCGCCAAGCGTCTAGTTTCTCTGGTGTCATATTCAAACCTCTATGTTGATGTTAGTGCCTTGCGGCCTGTCAGCATTGGTCTTGGTGCCGAACTTATCATAACCGTTGCCCAGATCCAACTTCTGCTCCCGAAGCGCCTCCAAATGCGTGTGGTTGGCCCTATGCTCCTTTGTTACCCTCTGCTCCACCAGATGCGCCTCTATACGCTCGCGCGTCTGCGTTTGCTGGTGTATGTCCGACTGCACGTTGAACGGTGCAGAGCCTATGCCGCTCACACCGTCAGCCATCAGCGCCTCACCGCAATCCAGACAAAGCCAAACAGCGCGCCAACGCAAATCAGAAACAGCAGCAAGCCAGCCGCCCACGCAATGATCGTTTCCTTGCGCTCGATGCGTTTATACATCGCATCCTTCTGCTTCTGCCGGATCTCGTTTTCCATGCGGATCAGTTCCTGCCACGCAGACGGGCCAAGCGTTTCGCTAATCATCTTACGCAGCTCGTCGCGCATATTCTCGCGCTGCTTCTTCTGCACAAACAGATCCATCGCCTGCTGCTCGACGCTGCCGAAGCTCTGATACCATTTTGGGTTTTCTACGCGCTTCGCTGCAAAGTCGAAGTCGCTGATCGCCTTAGACCAGCGCCCCAGATCGCCAGCCATGCCCTCCAGATCCCGCCCGATCTGGCAGCCCTTGCGTATTGCGTTGAACGCTGTGGACGCTGCCATGATTGCGGTCGCTGGATCTATCATGGCTCATCGCTCCATTAGCCTGTCTATTTTCTCTTCGATGCGATCAAAGCGCGCCACGATCTGCGCCATGACGGCTGTGCTGTCTGCCTTGGTGACGTAATCTTTAGCCATTTCTTCGCGGGTCTTGTTCAGCAGAATATTGAGGCGCTGCATCTCGTCCACAGCGCTCTTCAATACCCAGCCGATCAGGCCCAATCCGGCAGTCAATGCCGCCGTCCAGAGCATGTCAGCGTCCATCAGTAAGACCCTTCCCAGACGCGCATCTTGGCGAACTCGCCTGACATCATCTTGCGCTTGACGACCTCCTTGGCCGCCTCCGTGTCAGACCATGACACACCGGCCTCCTTGAGCCATGCGCCAAGCACAGCGCCGTCTACGAAGCCAACAAGCCGGTTTTCGCCTGACATGCCTATGCCAGCGTCTTTCGCTGCCTGCGCGTCTCTGAGCGACTGGCTGACGTCGTGACGCTGCTTGATGACCATGTGGTCATGCTCAAAGTCGATATTTTCCGAAATCTTCGCCATGTCTTATTTCTTCTTGGCGCGTTTCGTTGGTGCGGGTGCAGGCGCTGGCTCAACATCGCCAAGCACTTTCATTGCGTCTGGGCGAACGCGCATCAGCGTTTCAACCTCTGCGCTTGGCAGCTCGGCGTTGTCGCCTTTGACCAGCTTGCCAATTGACGTGTGAACCTTGTGGCCTACAACTAAAACTTTTTTCATGTCGATCCCTCGTTAAGCAGAGGGGGCGTGAAGCCGCCCCCTCTTGTAGTATATTACGATGTGGTGTTGTCGTAAATCGCGCCGTTGGCTTTCTCGTTTTTCGAGCAAAGCGCCAGCTCTGTAGTCACCTGACGTGTAGTGTTGTCGCCATTTTTGGCCAAGGCAACGTTCTTGGTTCCACGCAATACTGCGCATTCCCACATGTTGTCCTGCAGCACGAACACGTCACGGCTACGGTTTTCGCGTGACGGCATGAATTGAACCGTACCCCACGGTGTCACGTAGACTGCAAGCGACTTGACCACAGTCTCGTCACCGGCTTGTACCGCTGAACGCTGGTTGTTGTTACCAGTGAAGCCCAGAGCAACATTCATCTGGAAGGCTGACAGATATACTGTATCTGGCTTGCCGCCTTCTTCCCAGATTGACTGCATGACGTCGTCAAACTTGGCCTGCGAGAATGCAGTTGGAGTGCCATCGTCTGTACGCGCGTCTGAGCCGTCGCCGGTTGGGTTTGCACCAGAGTTACCAGACTGGAAGTTTACGTTTGTAATCAACCATGATGGTACACCACCAGTTTTACGCGCAGCAGTGTTAGACCCTACTACGTTTCCCTGATTTGCAAAAAGCGCCTTTTCGATGTCGAGCTTCTGCTCTTTAGCGATAAGCAATGTTTGGTACGCCATTTCTTTGGCGCGGCCAGCATTGTCCACCGCTTCATCGGTATCGGAAATAACCACAGCGTTCTTAAAAATCTGGGTTCTCGCTCCGAGGCGCACAGTCGGCGTAACGGCATCGGCAGATGTCGCGTCACCTTCAATGTGAGCGTTTACGGCTGACGCGCGCAACGCTTGTGTTTGCCACTCAACCAGAGTGTTTTTAGCTTTTGTTTTAGCAGACTTGCTGTAAAACGGTGTCTCAGATGGGTCTACATTGTAGATTACATCTGCCAAATCTTCACGGATTCCTACGGAATCATATGTGTCGAATGTATTTGCCGGTTGGGCCATTGTCGTTTCCTTTCAAGGAGTTAGCTTTTTAACATCAAGCTCAATGCGTCATCGATTGAGCCTGTCTTCTGCAAGCGCTGTTGCGCTTTTTTACGGGTTGCAGCCTGTCCGTCTGGGCGTTTCTTTGCACCAGCTTTGACAACGGGTCGAACGCCATCAGCTTTTGACTGTGACTTCTGCCTATTGGCAACCAGTTGACGATACTTACGCGCGTCGTTTAACGCCCGCACATATCTCGCATCAGACACGCCAGCAATTTCCTCCGGCGTGAAGCCGTAGTGAACGCCTGTGTCTATGATGCCCGCCTTCAGCTTTTCGCCTTTGTCGGGATCTGCGATTTCGGGGATATACTGCTTCAACACTTCCGCTTGCTCGGCAAGGTAGGCTTGTCTAGCCGCTTGCTGTTGCTGCGCTTGTTGCTGGTGCATTCCCCGCAACTGGACTAATTGCTGGTCGTGCGCGGCCTTTGCCTCGTCATATGTGAGCTTCGCTTCCATGTATCCAATTGGATCTTGGTCAAAAAGCTCTTTCGACGGTGGGGTTGGGGCTTGCAGACCACCTTGCTGGGCTTGTTGATACATAGCCAAGACTTGTTGCTGCTGTTGGGCCAATGCCTGAGACTGCTCCTTGTATTTCTTTTCCAAGGCAGCATTTTCCTGCATTTTTTGATTGATGTAACCCTGACCCGCCGCAGATTGCTTTAACTGATCCAGTGTCCAACGCTCTTCTTTGCCGTTAATTTTAACGGGGATGAGGTTGGTGTCTTCAGCCGCCTCTACTAGGTCGTCGTCATCAATTTGGTCATCTTCGACATATTCTGCGTCTTCTATGTCTTCGCCGGATGCCTCGACGTCATCATCGCCCTCCGCAACATCTTCAACTGCTTCGCTCTCAACGTCTTGAGTTGGCGCTTCAGCTGCTTCCACTGCTTCGCTTTGATTTTCTTCACTTGGCTCTGGGGCCAACATTGCCTCTACGGCATTATCTAGGCTAGTCGCTTCCACGGTGCTAGTTCCTTCGTTTGCGATCTAAAATGACCTCTGCTGCAATCGCAGCGTCGAGTGCGTCACCGATCTTGTTTAACGCACGCAGTATTGCGTGCGCCTCCTCGCGCATCTCTATATCGGAGGCTGCGCTGTTGGCGAAGATACGCATTTGCTCCTCACGAACATCGTCCACGAACGTCTGAAACGCCGTGTCATTCTTTAGCCGCTTTGCGTCATCGGCTTGTATGCGGATGTCAGCGCTCACTGTGGTGTACCCTGAGCCATACCGCCGATCATGCGAACTTTATCCTGCTCGGCCTTGATGCGCGCCACGTCTACGGCAGTGCCGTATTGGCCATATACCTTGGCTGCGTCCACCATGAGATCCTGAGCCATCTGATCGCGCTTGAGATCGTCATCTGCCGCTGCCTTTTGGGCGTCAAGCTGCAGCTTCATCATGTCAGACTGCATCTTGCCCTGCGCTTTGATCTGCTCAGCCTGCAGGAATGCGGCGTTTGGATCTTGCGCCTGACCCTGTTGCGCCATCATGGCCTGCTGTTGCTGCTGCATCTGCAGCATCTGCATCTCGATCTCCGGCGTAATCGGCGCAAAGTAGCGGTCGGCATTGCGCACGCCTGACAGCGCCAGACTGTCGGCCAGCGTGTTGCGGATATTGGTCAACGACACCAAGCCGTTCATCGGGCCATATTGCTGGTAAACCATCTGCTGCATCTGCAGTGCTTGGTTCAATGCCATCTGCTTTTCTTCTTCGCGGCCAGTGCCAAGCCCGACGTTAATGCTGATGTCCATCGACGTATCCCAGACACGCGGATCGACGGGGATATATTGCCCGTTCATCCGCATCATAACCTCTTCGTCCATGTTCTTGTTCATCAAGCGCAGCATGACGCCAAACAAGTCACGCAGGCCGTCAGCCAAGTTGCGCACCATCACCTCTGTCTGGCCCGCAGCGGCCTGCACAGACGCCTGAACGGCTGCCTTGGTGGTAGACTGCAATGCGTCAGGATTAAGCCCCACAGAGGCGCTTGTAACGCCCGTCTTCTGCTCTGTGAGCTGATCCATATACGCAAGCGCAGATAGCGTCTGACCGGCGACAAACGGCACGCTGAGATCCTGCACAGATCCGGCTTGGCGCATCCGCACAAGTGAGCCAATCTCGTTGTTCAGCACATCGTCGATATTTACTGCGCCGTCTACAATCCCAATGCGCGGATTGTTGGTCATCGCCACGTTATCCAAGATGCCGCGCAGAATAGACGTCGCGGCGTCCTGATCGTTTTCCACCAACTCAGAAAGGCTGTGTCCGTACCAGCTGTGTGGCTCTGGGTCGATCTCAAACTTGGCAAACGGGATCTCGTCGCACGGCATGAAGTCTAGCAGCTCGTATGATGTGCCGCCGCAGAGAAACTTGTACAGCACCGGCACGCCGGTTCCGTCAACATCCATACGCATGTAGGCTTCTGTGATGCCCACAAGCTTCATGGATGGGTCTAGCTCGTCTTCGTCTGACAAGTCTTCCTCGTAGCCTTGGCGCTCAAGAACCTCTGCGCCAGACATGTCGTTTGTGCCGTCGAAAGGCGTCAGGTTGGAGATGACCTCGAAGTCAAAACCCATCTCGACCAGATCGCCGACGCGCATGTCTGTGCGGTGCGCCACGACATATGCGTCATCAAATGAGCGGCAGTCGCGGTTTACGAAAAACTCTTCCGGCGGGATGCTTTCGATACGCAGCTCGCCCTTCATCTCCGTGCGGCTAATCTTGGCCGAATGAACGGGAAGCTCGACGTCCATGCCCATCTCGTCGATTTCGATAGACATTTCCATGGTATGCTCGATCACGTCCACGTTATCCTCTTGAATCAGAAACGTGTATTCGTCATCAGATAGGTCGGTGTAGGTGTAGATCTCGGCCACGGGATAGTCGTGCCAATACGCCTTCACGATGCCCTGCTTCTTCACCATGGCGTCTTGGAAGGCGTCGTTTAGCACGCGGTAGCCGTTCAAACGCGTAAACTCGTGCTGGATGTAGCTGGTGGCCTGCTCAGCCAATGCAACGTCTTCTGGCCCCTTCGGGATAAACTCTACCGGCCTCGCGGTGGACATGAAGATCCGCATCAGGCTTGGCTTCACAGAGCGTACGGTATCACGTACCTTTGTGGCCACAACCTTGCTCCGACCGTCTTCGTGGCCAATATCAACCTCGCCGTCGTAGTAGCGCTGCGCCTTGATGCGGTCTTCGCTGATCTCGCTCTCAACGAAGTCAACGGCCTCGCTGATCGCATTCTGCACGATGCTTTCGATTTCACGACGATCTTTTGGCTGTGGTTGCAT